TCTTATAGGACAGGCTCCTGCGTATGCCTCCTATATAGCCATCGGCTGTGGAGCAAAGCCATTAGCAACTAACCAATCTTTTGGAGATTACTCTGATAAAGAATCTTTAGATTTTGAAATGTTTAGAGTACCAATTACTTCACGAGGATATGTTAATGAAAATGGAATTAATAAAATTGTTTTAACTGCTGAACTTCCAACAGATGAGAGATATGAGATTTCTGAGGTCGGAGTATATTCTGCTGGTGCAAATCCGTCTGCTGGAGCATATGACAGTAGGTCTTTGTTTGCTTTTACTGTAAATGAAAACTGGGAATATCATGATCAAACATCTGCTACAGAATTGCCAGTCATATACGAACCTTTAGACGGAACTAATAATGACAATGTCATAAATCAAACATATTCAGCATTTCAGACTAACTCTGATAATAGATTATTTACAAGTACAGATAGAATTACTAGATATGAAAGAGCAAGATTTTATAATAATATAGTTATGCTTAGAGGTGATATAGCAAACCTTTCTGTATCTGGAGGACATATATCAATTGGCTCTGGATCAAATCATATTCACTTACTTGGAACATCATTAGATTTTAATCAAAATGCTCCTACAGATGAAGTTAAATTAGCCTTTAGTATAATTAATAAAGATCCAGATCCCTCTATAGTTCCAGATGAAGTCAGAATATTGCTAGAGTTTGGAGAAAGCGATACTGCTGGAGTTGGAGAGTGGGCAAGATTTGAAGTAGTTATGTCTGCTAATGATTATGATTTTGCAAACAATAGATATTATGTTATTACAAAACAACTTCAAGAATTGTATAAGAGTACTGGGTTTACTTGGAATAATGTAAGCATTATAAAGATATATTCTTCTATTATAAACAATGGATCTCCATCTAGTGATTTTTATTTAGGATTAGATGCAGTAAGATTTGAGAACGTATCAACCACAAACCCCATATATGGATTAACTGGTTATACTGTTTTAAAAAACACAAATGCAGAAACTGTAGTAAAAGCAGCAAATACTAGTAACTATATTGAATTTAGATTTGCCATGGATGTGCAATAGTGCCAACACCAGATCAAGGAATTAAAAAAATTATTATTCCCAAATCTAAATTGCCTGGATTTTTTGGAGAAAATAGGCAATATGTTTTGAGGTATAGATTTATATCAGAAGATAAAAATAGAACATCTCACTGGTCACCAGCATATAAGATTGTTGCTGAAGACACACCTTCAGAAATTTTGAATAGCCTTATCATTGATACAACAAATAAAGTAATTAATTTAGCCTGGGAGCCACAAGCAAACATGGAAGAGTATTTTATTTATTTAAAATGGAATAATTCTGGGTGGCAATATTATACAAAAACATCTCAAACAAACTACTCAATAGTTTATGATTCAACAAAAACCTATGTTCATATTGCAGTTCAAACAAAGACAATACCATTAGAAAGATTTGCTGATGCAATATTATTTGAAAATGAAGGCAGTCTGGTATAATTAGACAGGAGGAATAATGGCAAAAATACCATCACCAGAACCAGGGCAACCAATAGACGTATCTTACATAGATCAAATAGTTCGTACTATTAATGATTTATCAGTACAGGTTTCACCTGCTATCTATAAATACGTAACAGTAGATGTCCCTAAGTTTCAATCACAAAGTGCAAAAATATCAGAAACAAGAGTAATTGCTGGTTATGTTGACGTTGTAAAAAGTAGTAATCAAAGCGTAGGAAGTCAACAGTCATTTTCTTATCAGTTTAAGCCAGAGTTTAAATATCCACCAATTGTTACGGCAACACCAATAAATATAGGAGCCACAGAGGCTGGCAAAAATGTTACGGTTGTATTAAAAGAGCCTACAACATCTAGGGTTGACGGAGTTGTTAATTTCAATTCTCCTGGAGAAGTTTCTATAGGTGTTAACCTAATTATTGTCGGTATACCGAATTAATGATAAGATGTAATAAATGTTCAAGAAAAATGATAGTAGACAGAGTCTACAACTCAATATCTCATTTAGAAATATATTGTTTAATGTGTGGATCAAGAAAGTTTTTTCATCCGCCGTCTGATTCGGAGGAAGGTAGATGGCTACTAAAAAAGGAAATAGAACGAGCGAAGAATACAATGTCGCTCCTGTAATACCTGGAAATAAAAAGGTTTGGTTTCTAAATAAAGATCTTGTTAGAATTGTGCATTATAACAGATCCAATGGCATTATGTCAATATACAATATAAATAAAGATCAACTAGAAAGTTGTTTAATAAGTGATTTTAAAAACAAAAGAGAAAGAGCCTACACAGTTGGAGAAACTGCAGATTTGGTTAATCGTCATAAAAAATATATGCCTTCATTAATGAAACGAGGGATTATACCTTTTCCAACAGGATCACAAAAAGGCGGGGCAAGAGGATGGCAAGTTAGATCTTATTATTCTGAATCGCAAGTAAGAGAGATTCGTGATATACTTGCTACCTACCATATTGGTAGACCAAGAAAAGATAATTTAATAACAAATGATATTACTCCAACAAAGGCTGAGTTGACACGCCGAATGGGAGATGGTATACTGACATATACGAAGACCGAAGACGGTAGATTTATACCAATTTGGTCAGAATCAATATAACAGAAGGGTATGAAATGGAAGAAACAAAAGTATCAGTAACACTTGGATATACATTAAATCTTGGAAATTTTCAATCTTTAAGATTAGATCTTGGAGTTGTAGATTCAAAGCGTGATGGAGAAAATACAGATCAGGCATTTGAGCGTGTGTATAAATTTGTTGAAGACAAGTTAACAGAAAAAATATCAGAAGCAAAAGTTGAACTAGCCGAAAGCGAGTAATGTGACAGACAAACAGAAGCGATTTGCTCTGTTAAGTAGGTTTGATAAACATTATAAGTTTAAACTAGAACAAGAGCCACGCTATAATAAATGGGTTGAGCAGTGGTCTGCCAATGCCCTGATAGAGTCATATGGACTAGAACTTTGCTATGACTTATTAGAATATTATTTTGAGGTTACACAAAATCCTTCCTGGAATCATTTTGCATATATAGCACATGATATACTTGAAAGAAAACAAGAACAAGAAAAAGATTTAATTGATAGATCGCAACGCAGAAAAATGGCAAAGGAGTGGCTGAGTGAATAATACAGAATCAAAGTTAATCTCAGCCGTACTGCAAGATAAACAAGCACATGTATTATTACAGGCTAATGTTGAAAGTATACTAACCACACATGTTGATGTTTGGCAGTTTATTAGGAAATACTATGAGCATAATTCTACAGTTCCACCTGTAGATTTAGTAGTAGAAAAGTTCAGAGACTTTGAACCCATCTCTGGAGTAGGATCCACTAAACACCATCTTGAAGAATTACAGGTAGAGTATCTTTCTAATAGTCTAAAAGATATTATTAGATCTGCTGCAACAGATGTTCAAAGTGGCTCTACTGTTGACGCATTAGAAAATCTTATAACTAAAACTGCAGAACTTAGAAAAAATACTGCAGCCATTCGTGATATTGATGTTACTGATTTAGATTCAGCAGTTGCATATTTTGAAAATTTAAAGAAGCAACAAGAAGCAGGTGCAATAGGCATTAAAACAGGTCTACCAGGATTTGATAACTATTTACCTTCTGGAATTATGCCAGGGCAATTAGGAGTCTTCCTTGCATATCCAGGCATAGGAAAGTCGTGGCTGTCTCTCTATTTCGCTGTACAGGCTTGGAAACAGGGTCGTAGCCCAATGATCATAAGTCTTGAAATGTCTGAGGTTGAAGTTCGTAATCGTGTATTTGCTATCATGGGTGAAGGCATTTGGTCTCATCGTAAACTAAGCGCTGGACAAGTTGAGATGGACATGTTAAAGTCTTGGCATACAAAGCATGTACAGGGTAGACCAGAGTTTCATATTATTTCAAATGATACAGGTGGAGATATTACACCACTAGTTCTTCGTGGAAAGATTGATCAGTATAAGCCTGACTTTGTTATCGTTGACTATTTACAGTTGATGTCTCCAAATCAAAAGTCAGATAATGAAACTGTTCGTATGAAGAACCTTTCTCGTGAATTAAAATTAATGGCAATTTCAGAAGAAGTTCCTATTATTGCTATCTCATCTGCTACGCCTGATGATGTAACTAAACTTGAAACCGTTCCAACACTTGGTCAAACTGCATGGTCAAGGCAGATTGCTTATGATGCTGACTGGGTTTTGGCCCTTGGGCGAGGCACAAATAGCGATATTATTGAATGCGTATTTAGAAAGAACCGTAATGGCTTTATGGGCGAATTCTTAGTACAGGCTGATTTTGACAAGGGATATTACAGATATAAGGATTATGAAGATAAGACAGTATAATATGCGGTATGGAAACGTATCAGCACAAGCCTATAAAAAGGTTTGGTTTGGATGGGGTTATTAATGATGACTCTGCCATATACAGATTACAGCAAGAATATATCAGACTTCTGGTATCAGAAATGCGACTATCTGGCTATGCTCCAAGATTTGACATTGATCCACAATTTACATTATCATATAATGAAACAAAAAACTATTTTGAATTTACATTAAGTGTATATGGAATATATATAGGGAGAAAGAAAACAGAATGGATATTAGGAATAGACGGAGCCAAACCAATTTATACACAGCCAGCCAAATTAAAAGAGTACTCGCAGGGTCTGGCGTAACTGTAGAAAAAGAAGCAGAGTCTGAGTACATAGTATTTTGTCCATTTCACGCTAACCATCGCACCCCTGCTGGAGAAATTAATAAGTTCAGTGGATTATTTTTTTGTTTTTCATGTAGCAAAACAGCAGACTTAATAGAACTTGTAATGTATTTTTCTAATAGAACATATTTTGAGGCTGTTAGATTTATTAAAAGTAAAGAAGTTGAGACAGACATTTTGTCTGAGATTAATAATAAATTAGTTGAAAAAGAAGAGTGGACAGAGTTTGATACATCTATTGTTGACAGACTTCATGAGCAGGCCCTTATTTCTGAAAGAGCGAAAGAATATTTTATTAAAAGAAAGATTAGTAAAGAATCTGTGGTTAAGTTTAAACTTGGATATTCTGAAAATCAAGATATGATTTCTATACCAGTTTATAATCATGAAGGCTTATGTGTTGGTTTTGTTGCAAGATCAGTTGAAGGTAAAGATTTTAAAAATACTACTAAATTGCCAAAGTCAAAATTATTATTTAATTTAAATAGGGTTAAAACTGCATCTAAAGTTTACGTAGTAGAATCATCATTTGATGCCATTAGGTTAGATCAGGTTGGATTTCCAGCAGTTGCTACGCTTGGTGCAAACGTATCTTCCAAACAAATAGATTTGCTTCAAAGATACTTTAGTGATATAATCATTATTGCTGATAACGATGAAGCAGGCGGTAACATGAAAGAAAAGATAATTGAAAGATTAAATGGAAATGTTACTGTAATTAACTTAGATAAACAATATAAAGATATAGGCGATATGGACGATAAGTCAATAAGAGAACTAGAGTATCAGTTTGACAAATCAATACTGTCTATGCTAAACTAGAAAAGAACAAAGGAGAAAACTATGAGCGTTATTAAGGGATTAAAAAACATCAATGCCCTGCTCGATAAGAAAACAGACGAAACAGGTCCAAAGGTTCGTTGGCTTAAGTTGGCTGATGGACAAGCAGTTAAGATTCGTTTTATTGAAGAATTAGACGAAGACTCTGCAAATTATAATGATAAGCGTGGTCTTGCACTTGTTGTTAAAGAACACACAAATCCAAAAGACTATAAGCGTAAGGCTGTAGATACTATGGATACAGAAGGCCGTGACTGGGCTGAAGAAATGTATCGTAAAGATCCA